TAATATTAACGACTTGAAAAATAATAATGCTATTCAAATAAATAGCAGAAAAAAACGAACTAGATATACATATGACATTCAGAAGTTTGTCAACGAGTCACATTTGTAAAGGAGACAAAGAAATATGAAAATTTTAGAATTTGTAGAAAGATACAACAACATGGCAACTCAGCAGTTAAAGGATAGATTTATTAAGGAAAAAGTTAAAATTACACCATATGTATCAATCATCAAGAAAGATGCTTATGCACAGTTGATTGTAGATAAAACAACATTTGAACAGGAAGCTTATGATGACAATGGAAAAACAAAGTATCGTAAAACAGATAAGATTAGAATCAATTCTGTTGCTCAGTACATACAGTTCTGTCGTGCCGTTATTGAATTATATACTGATCTTGAGATTGAAGATGGAAGTTTTATTAAGGAATATGATGCACTTAAATCATCTGGCTTACTCGATATTTTAATGGTTGGTTCTGATAAAGCTGATCCACTTATTCCTATGAGTGAATTAAGTGAGTTTAAGACAATTTTAACAATGAAACAGTCAGACACTCAGTTTAATGAGACAACTACTCAGATGTTTATTAGCAAACAGATTGGAAGGATTTCTGATTTGGCAAATGCTACTCTCACACCGCTTGTCGAAGTTGTAAGTAAAAAAGTTGATGCGATTCCGAAAGAAGATTTAGATAAGGTTATTGAGTTTGCTAAGAATGGTGGATTTAAAGAGGTATAAGGTATGAGCAAACACTTAGGTAAAATTATAGTTGATGACATAGTATTACCGTGTGAAGAATTTTATAGAATTGGAAGTGAAACTCTTATGGATAGAGTAAAAAATATTTCTTTGTATTTTAAGGAAATTGATACGCCTGTGAATTTAGTACAGATTTCAAAATTTGAGTTACTATCTAATACTCACATATTCATTGAAGGATGTTTGTTCTCTCCTTCTTTGTATAATGCATACGTGGAACACTATACAATTCAAAAATTTACAGAAAATGGGACTTGTATAAATCCAGTAGATCACACTAAAGAGGGTAATTATGTTGTGGAATATTATAATTATCGGTTTAAGGAATTTTCATTTTCTCGTAATGAAAATACATATTCGTTTATCTTAGAACCGATTGATGTATAGGAAATTCAAAATTCAAAGGATATTATGATGACAAAAATAGAATTTATTGAATCTAAGAGATATGCTTTAACTCAACTAATTTCTGAATTACAGAAATATTATATGAATAATAGTAACTCATTTAAATATCTAACTATGGAACAACTGTATAATATGGCAAGAGAAATTGATAAAAATAATGTCAATGACGGAAAATCTGTTTGGTATGAATGTTGTAATAGTTGTGAAAAATAATGTAGATATTAAAGATTAAATATTAGGCTCTATGCGTGTCAAAGCGTATAGAGTTTTTCTTATGGAGAGTGGTTATACTGCTCTCCTATTTTAGTGCAAAAATAGTGAAATTATAGTGAAAATTTGGAGGTGATGATACATGGCTAAAGGTGATTTAGCATCAATGGTTTTAAAAGATATAAAACATGCAGAGAAACAATTGGCAAAAGAAGTTGCGCCTGAAATCAATAAATTATTCAAAGAATCTGTATACGATTCTCTAATAGATTGGTATAACGATTATTCACCAATGGAATATGTAAGAACTCAAAATTTTATGAATGTATATAATTCCGCTTATACATCAGCAAATGGCAATATTTTAACATTACAGGTTGATTCTTCGAGAATGAATGATTATCCAGGTTTTAGTAGACCACCATATCCAACGTATGAAAAACAACCATTACAAGCAAATACGGCATTCGATTATATGTTTATGAATGGTGAACATGGTCATGGTCGTTGGATGATGCATCAAAGTATACCTCCGTTTGATAGAGTCGATAGAGACTTTCGAAGTGGATTTGGAGGTCGTGTACAAAAAATTATAGATAACAAAGCAAAGAAAATATTATTTGGATAGGAGGTAATTTATGTCAGGAATAGCAAATTGGCAAGCTCAAATTCGTATTGACATTGAAGATTTAAAAAAACGAATTAAGGTTGCCGAAGGAGAAATTAATAATTTCACCAATGAAGATCGAAAAGTAAAATTAGATATAGACACAAAGACATTAGAAAGTGCTATTCAAAAACTTGATAAAATGCTTGACTCTCTTGGTAAAGGAACAGGTGATTTTAAACAGTTTGAGAATTTATCGAAAGAACTATCAAATATTGTATCAGAAGTACAGAGCTTAAGTAAAGCTTTTGGTAAAGTAGATGATTCTGGTGCGAAGACACTACTCTCTTCTATCCAAAATATTGATAAATCACTTTCTGAACTGAGTCAGAATATTCTCAATGTTAATAAAAACATTAGCAATATGGGCGGCAATACGAGTGGTGCTGTCAAACAAGTAGAGAATATTAGTAATGCATATCAAGATGCTGCCAAAGAAGCTGAGAAGTTGGCTGATGTACAGAGTAAGATTGGACAGAAAACGAATATTTCCTTGACTTCTGATTCTACTGTTGAACAGCAAATCAAATCTGAATCAGAGTTGAATGCTGAAATTGAAAAAAGAGAGAATATTATCAGAGAGCTTCAACAGTTACAAGAGAAATTAACTGTTCATGAAGATTTTCATGGTAATGACAGATATTTTGCAGACCAATTACCTACAGAGGAAGAAATTCGTGAAGCAGATAAGAGAATTAAACAATTAACTGATACTAATAATATCTTTAATGTTGACAAACTTATACAAGACAGAAACAAATGGTTATCTGAAGTAAAATATAGTCTTGAAGAGTATGATGATTTAATTAAGGCAAATGATCAAAAAGCACTTGATGAATATACAACAAGAGGTTTATCTCGTATCGGTGGAGCTGAATCATTTTTTGGATATGAAGATAATAATTTTTCTATAGCGTCAAAATTTGATGAGGAAAAAGAAAAAATCCAAAATGAGATAAATG